AACTATAACTCCTACTATACAAGCATATCCTCCATCTATTTCTGGTGATTCTAGTGTTGGCTGGTGTTGTGGAAGTCTAGACAGAATATCTTCTAAAGTCGAGTGTGATGTTGCTCGTGGTTATTTTTTACCAGGACATACTGCTAGAACTGCGTGTCCTTCTTGTCCTGCAGCCTTTACTTCAAACACTGGGTCGTTAGGAGCATGTCATTATTATAACAAGCAAAATGGATTTTATAATATTATGTGTAGTGATGTATACACTAATTTTGAATGTAATGATTTACACCAAGGAGCGGAAGAAGGATTACAATACACATTTAATCCGAATACTACTTGTGAATATTCTAATCACACAGAAAATACAAATAATATATTAGGAAATTGTTGCACACAAGGATTAACAGGAATAATTTCTTGTTCAATTGCATCCCAGACACAATGTTCTGGATTTTGGTCTTATCCAACAAATGGTATTATTTCTTGCAATGATTCTGTTCCGTGTTCTGGTGTTTATTTTACAGGAGTTGATGAAATTTCTCCAAGAGCATCTTTAAATACACTTCAAACTTCAACAAATTATATTGAAACTTTACCAACAAATCCACAAATTTATCAAGGTGGTTTGTATGTTGGAATATTTAAACCAGGATCTCCTATTAATACTAAAGGCGTAACTTTGTATGGTAGTCCCTTTACAGGAAACGCAAATCAATACATTTCAAGAGGAAATGGAGCAGGAACTTCTGAAAAAAGTTGGATATTAATTGCTGCTACTGATGATTTTTTCCGTATTCCTATGAATTCTGATATTTTACCAGCAAGTAATATGACTACATCTATTTATGATGGTCTTTATAATAAACAAAATAATGAAGCTAATAAAGCTAGTGTATATTCGTTCATAGATAATTACACTTTAAATGGATTTAATGATTGGTATATTCCCAGCCAAGAAGAATTGGCATTTTATTTTCAGAATATAGAATATGGGTTTAAACTAAATGATCAATATGTTAAATTATCAGAAAGTTCATATATGAGTTCTACTATTTATGATAATGGAATTCAGAATTTTAACAATAAATATTTCCTGTATTCTCAGAACGCATCACGATTCAACTACGGAAATGTTAATATTAGTCCAAGAAATATTTCACTAAATATTCGTTTATTTAGAAGAATTTATTTGAATTCGTGATATATAAACATATACACTATTAGGAGTTTAAATTATGGGATGTGGATGTAATAAAAATAAAGAAAATCAACAACCTTCTTCCGAAGGACAAACACCAGTTTCTACAAACGTAGAATTTAGGAAAGAATCTAACCCTCAGGATATTAAGGGGTTTCTTTCTCGTAAAATAGGAATGGTCCAGAGCTTTGCTTCAGCTTTAGTAAGTCGTGGTTTAAGTGATCAGAAAATTAATAAATCTGCAAAACAACTTAGAGCAATTAGTTGTTTTGGTAATACTAATCTTGGAGGACAACTTCCTCCTTGTGAATATCTGAAAGATAGCGAAACACCAGGAAAACATTTTTGTGGTGGTTGTGGGTGTGGCGATAAACCACACACATGGCTTACTATTGAAGGCGAAGAGTATAGTAAGTTAGATTATCCTAAGCTTAGTTGTCCTCTTCATATGCCTGGATTTAGTAATTATGAACCAAGTAAACCAGACGAATCAGTTTCTCCTATCACTCGACGTTATTATATTGAGCATATTGATTTTGGTGAAGTATTAAAATTGAATGTCACTTTACCAGAAAAACCTCAAGATCCACCAAAACCAGAATAATGTAAAGTAATTTTGCCATAAATACCATAAAGGGATCTTATGGCAAAACCTACTTCAAGAGAAACATTAATTCAGTATAGTCTTAGACAATTGGGTGCTCCAGTTGTAGAGATCAATGTAGATTGGGAACAGTGCGAAGATCGTCTAGATGATGCTCTTCAATACTTCACAGAGCGTCATTTCGATGGTGTTCAAAAAGTGTTCTTTAAATATCAATTAACGGCTACAGATATAGTCAATAGGTATATTCCTACCGAAAATATTATATCCCCAAACGAAGTAGATGGTCCTACAGGTAAACAAATTGTTTCTATTGTTAAAGTTATGCAGTTTGGAATGTTTGCAAATATTAATATGTTTGATGTTCGCTATCAACTAGCCTTATCAGATTATTTTGGTATGAATCGAAATCTTGGTGGAAATGCGTCTATGGGATTAGCTGCATACGACAGCACCAAAAGATATATTAAATTGATTGAAGATTTGTTTCAACCAGAAAAGGCTATTGAATTTAGTAAAGTTACTAATAGATTATATTTAGATATGCAGTGGAGTACTGAAGTTGTGGCTGGAGATTTTTTGGTAATTCAGGCTTATGCAGCACTAGATCCAAATAAATATACAGAAATTTTTGATGATCGTTATCTCAAGCGATACGTTACTGCATTGATCAAACGCCAATGGGGAGCTAATATGGCAAAGTTTGATGGTGTAGCCCTTCCTGGTGGTGTTGTGATGCGAGGTGGACAAATTCAAAACGAAGCTGCTGGTGAAATTGAACGAATCGAAGAAGAAATTAAACGTGAATATGAACTTCCTGTTGATTTCATGACAGGATAAAATGGCAACGAATCCATATTTTAAAAAGGATTATTCTGGAGAACAGGATGTCCTTGAAGATCTTACAGTTGAACTCATTAAAACTATGGGTCGAGACATGTATTATATTCCTAGAAATATTCTAGATATGGATGTGTTGTTTGGTGAAGGGTTGCAAGTTAATTACAAAAATGGTATTCCTTTAGAAATGTATATTGATTCTGTTTCTGGATTTGATGGTCAAGGAGATATTGCTAGTAAATTCGGGATTGAAGTCAAAGACAGTATCCTGTTAACTCTTTCCAAGAAGCGGTTCAAGCAAGAAGTACAAACTAGATTTGTTAATATAACTAGACCACGAGAAGGTGATTTAATTTATTTTCCTTTGGCAAAAGCTATATTTGAAATCAATTTTGTTGAACACGAAAATCCATTTTATCAATTTGGAAAATTGTTTTCATATAAATTAACCTGTGAACTCTTCACTTACAACCAAGAAGAAATTACAACAGGAACTACAGAAATTGATAATGTTGTTTCTGAAAATCAAGAAGTTATTACACAATTAACTTTAATACCAACAGTATCTGGTCAAACGCAGGGATTCTATATTGGAGAAAAGATTTATCAAGTCAGTGGTGTTACTGGCAGCGGAGCAACATTAGCAAATGCCACTTTCAGTGCTTATATTATATCTCCTGGAACTACAGGACTTGCTTATGTTAGTGCTACTACTGGTAATGTATTAAATTCAGCATCATTACTTTACACTATTAAGGGTGATTCTAGTAACTTGGAGTTCTATGTTATATCCAAGCAAGCTGGAGTTAGCTTAGCAATTATTAATTCAGAAGATAGAAGTTTACAAGGAGATAATGCTGATATTTCTCTAGAATCCAAAATTAAGGGCTTAATAAATTATACCGAGTCGGATCCTTTTTCAGAAGGTAATTATTAATGTTTACCTATTATAAAAACGATTCAGTTCGAAAGTTGGTTATTGGTTTTGGTAATTTATTCAATGGTATTCAAATTGAACAGACGAATGCTGATAACAGTAAACGATTATTTACTGTTCCGTTAACTTATGCTTCTAAAGAAAAATTTATTAGACGCTTAACTGAACACAGTTCAATTAGTGAAAATACTCGTATTGAAATTGGTGTTCCCCAGATGTCGTTTGAATTGGTTGGATTAGTCTATGATTCTGCTCGTCGAATGAATAAGTTGTCCAAAATGACACAGGTTAGTGCTAACCAAAATTCACTTGCTGCATCTTATACAGAAACTCCTTATAATTTTACATTTAACTTGTACGTATATACCAGAAATATTGAAGAAAATTTGCAAATATTAGAACAAATATTACCGTATTTTTCACCAGAATTTATCATCTCTTTGAATATGAACACTATGCATCAGGCTGTTGATGTTCCTATAGTTCTTACTCAAACTAATTTAACACAAGAATACGAGGGAGATTTTTCTACTAGACGAAATGTAGTATCAACATACCAATTTACAGCTAAATCCTATGTTTACGGAAATATTAATCAGAGTTTTGCTACAACGGTTAGGAATATTCAGATAAATACTATTGACACTCCATTTACCTTTACTGATTATTATGGTCTAACTGCATGAGCGATAATGATATTATTTCTAAATCTCTAGACTTGGCATTTTCTGGTATAACTGCTGAAGCTATTATTCCTCCAAAAACAACAAACATTGATGGTGATTTTGATTATGCTCGTGAAAATATTAAACAATTGATTGCTAATGGTTCTGATGCTATTGATGAGATTATTAAAATTGCCAAAGCAGGAGATAATCCACGAGCATTTGAAGTAGTAAGTTTGCTGTTAAAGACTGTGGCAGACATGAATAAAGATCTGATTGATTTATATCAGAAGACTAAAGTTGTAAAAAAAGAAGAAACTACAATCAACAACACAACAAATCAATCTATATTTGTTGGATCTACTAGTCAACTTCAAGATCTTATCAACAAAGATCGTAGTCGTATTAAATCTATTAAAAGTCAAAAATTTTTAGAAAATGAAGAAAATGGGATCTAAGAAAAAGTATGGGTATTTGGGTAATCCAAATCTCAAACAAATTAGCACTGATGTAGAGTTCACAAAAGAACAAGTCGCTGAGTATATGAAGTGTGCTAGCGACCCTGTTTATTTTATTAAAAAATATATTAAAATTGTTACTCTAGATAAAGGTCTTGAGCCTTTTGAGTTGTATGATTATCAAGAAAAAATGGTGGAAACTATTCAGGATAATCGTTATATTATTGCAAAACTACCACGACAGTGTGGTAAAACTACAACCGTTGTTGCTTGGTGTGTTCATTACATTCTTTTCAATCAAAGCGTAAACGTAGCTATTTTGGCTAATAAACTGAAGACTGCCATGGAAATTATGAAGCGTGTAAAAGAAGCATACGAGTATCTTCCGAAATGGCTACAACAAGGCGTAGTGGAATGGAATAAAACTTCTATTCAGATTGAAAACGGATCTCGTGTTTTGGCTTCTGCCACATCTGCCAGTGCTGTGCGTGGTGGTTCCTACAATGTTCTAGTGCTCGATGAGTTTGCCCACGTTCCTTCTAATATTGCAGATGAATTCTTTAGTTCAGTATATCCGACTATTACCTCTGGTCAAACAACTAAAGTTATTATTGTGTCTACACCAAACGGAATGAATATGTTTTATAATTTGTGGCAGGGAGCTACACGGAAAGAAGAAGAAGAAGGTAAGAGTGAATACGTTCCTATTGAAGTTCATTGGAGCCAAGTACCCCTATATTCTGGTGGTCCATTACGTGACGAAAAATGGAAAGATAGAACTATAAAGCAATTAGGTGGTGGAGCTGGCGGAGAGCAACGTTTCGACAGCGAGTACAATTGTGATTTCATTGGCTCTTCTAATACTCTAATTTCTACTGCCAAACTTCATACACTAACACATAAAAAACCAAAATCTAAATCTAAAGAAGGTCTTTGGGTGTACGAAGAACCTGTAGCAAACAAACCTTACATTATGACTGTGGACACATCCAGAGGACAAGGAAAAGACTATAGTGCAATATTAGTATTCGATGTGTCAGACACTCCATATAAGGTGGTTGCAAAATATAGAAATAATATTATTTCGCCAATGTTGTTTCCTACCATGATTGATGCTCTTGGTAGAAAATATAATACAGCCTATGTTTTGGTAGAAGTGAATGACATTGGTAGTCAAGTAGCCGATATTCTTCATTATGATTTAGAATATGAACATGTTCTTATGAGTACTAATAAAGGCAGAAGTGGTCAGGTACTTAATGGTGGATTTGGTAAAGGGCAGACTCTTTTTGGTGTTCGAACCACCATGCCAGTCAAGAAATTGGGCTGTTCTATTCTTAAGAGTTTAATCGAACAAGATAAACTTCTGGTAGAAGACGAAGAAGTTATTTCTGAACTGTTGACTTTTATATCAAAACATAATAGTTACGCAGCAGATGATATGCATACAGACGACCTTGTGATGTGTATGGTGTTATTTGCTTGGTTAACCAAACAGCCTTATTTCAAAGAATTAACCAATGTAGATATCAGAAAAGAGCTTTTTGAAGGGGAGATTAAAAAAATTGAGGAAGATGACTGGTTTAGCTTTGGGTTTATATCTAATGTAGACGAGGAAGAACCTCCACAATCACAACCAGATTCAGAAGAACGTGATTTTTGGTCTAAAGTGTAATTTTAGAAATATATAAATATTGAGTAAGACTAAACAAATGTTACGAGTAAACATGTTACAATTACTAAATAATTTACAAAAGGAATATCTCTAATGGCAGTCATCGAACCCGATTCTCCTCTTATTGCTGGTGTAGTATCTTTTAATGGATTAATCCCTATATTTGGGTATACTGGTGCTAATGGAACTACAGCCGAAACTAGTATTGGTATAATGACAGTTCCTTCATACAATGATTGGGTTTCTCGTTTAAATTCTAGTCCATATCAAACTACAGGTCCTACAGGTGCTTGGGTTAATGAGTGGTGGGCTGTATACAATTATCTACAATATGGTGGAATGTGTTTGGTTGGTGGAACAGGATCTACAGGAGATTATTATAGTGCCAGTGGTGTACTAACTGCTTCTAACACCCCATTACACAACAAGAGCATAAGTACTTTTGACGTAGTATTCGATGCAGGAAATACGTATTCTGCTCAAGCAGCATATAGTATTGCTACCACGAGGCGAGATTGTGTTGCACTTATTGGAAATTATCAAAATATTAGTGGTCTTCCTTTGGGTACAACTTATTCAGGTCAAACTGCAGATTTTGGTGTAACTCAAGGTACAACTGGTACTGAGTATGTGGCTTTTGTTGCTGGTAGAAAGAGATTTTTAAGTGATGTTGGTCAGTCTAATGGCGTAATATTTACTGCAAATTTAAGCCCAGATACTGCTGGTTGTATTGCTCGTACTGCAGCATCTGTTTCACGATGGGTTCCGCCTGCAGGAAAAACTCGTGGTCGAATTCTTGGTGTAGTTAGTTTACAACAAAATTTTAGTGTAGCGGATTCTGATTATTTGTATGCTGGTGGTGTAAATCCAGTGAAAAATTTTCCAGGAGAAGGTACGTTTTTGATGGGTAATAAAACATCATATTCTGGTAGTGGTGTATTAGGGTCTATAAATATAGCAGGAATGGTTGCTTATTTAAAGAAACAATTATTAATTATTGCTAATTCGCTTTTATTCGAAGCAAATACTCCGCAGTTAAGACAACAGTTTATTTCTCGTGCTACTCCATTATTAGAATCTATTAAATCTGGTAATGGCATTTCAGCATTTACAATTGTCTCGGATGCTAGCAACAACACACCAACAACAATAGCAGCAAATAAATTAATTGTTGATATTACTATAAAACCAAATTCGTCTGTTCAAACAATAAGTATCACTGTTATTAACAGTGATACATCAGAAATCTTAATATAAGGATAAATTAATATATGGCTAATTCTCATTCAATCTCTGATTTTATTACTGGTTTTGGTGGCGGAACACGTCAAAATCGTTTCAAGATAACAGGAGCTATCGCTAGTGCTAGTAGTCCTAATACTACTTCCACTTTTGAAACTAATATTTTTTATGTAAGAACTGCATCTCTTCCTAATTCCACATTAGGTGGAATTCCTATAAATTATCGAGGAAGAACTGTGGTATATCCTGGTGAACGAGTTTATAGTCCTTGGCAAATAAC